CGCTTATCATTCTTAACTGGGTAATACACTTTCCCTTTCGAGCCTTTGGTCAGGTATCCGTCTTCTCGACGGCCGGGGCCACCTTCTCCGGGAGTTGCTAAAAGAACATCATCATCCCCACCAAGGTCATCCCCGCCAAGGTCGTCTCCTCCGAGATCAACATCGGGCAAGTCATCTCCGCCCAAGTCTCCTAAGTCTTCTCCTCCAAGGTCTTCCCCTCCAAGGTCGCCTAGGTCATCTTCTAGGCCTCCGCCGCCAAGACCAGCACCTGCGGCTTCTTCAGCCATAGCTTCTGCTGTTGCGGAAAGCTGAGCATCAAACTTACGGTCGTAGAACAACTCGCGCTGATTGCGGATAAACTCTTCGTGAGACATATTGAATAAGTGTTCGGCAACCCAGCGGCGCGAGAAGAAGCCTTCTGTTGCTGCGCCGGCCACTGCAAACTTCTTATCCCAGTGTTCTAATTCCTGAAGTTCTGATATCTTAGATGGGTTATTGAGAGCAAGTTTGAAGCCTAAAAGGTCATCGCCTTTGAAGCCAATAGTGTGTAAGTGGATGATACCAACTTTCTCTAGCTCTGATACAACTGCTCTTTGTAACCTTTGGATGGTACGAGCGAAGCGAATATCTTTTTGTGCCAAAGTGGTTTTGTCTTCATCAGCACCTTCCCCGTTGCTTAAATAGGATGCTGGTATCTTAAGGGCTGAGAACAGTTTGTCTCTTAGGTATTTAACATCATCGATATCGCCTGTGTAACTACCACCGGGCAAAGTTTCAACTGATGTTCCACTGTCGCCGCGGACTGGAATAAAATAATCTTCCTCAACTGATAGTGGGTTATATCGTAAGTCAACCCTGCCTGAGTCTTGGTCGATAACAGAGTTACGCTTCATGGAAGTAATTACTTTCTGCATGTATTGTTCGACTTCGTTGGGAGGTATTTGCCCAACGTCTACCTTAAATACACGGCGTTCGGGCGCTCGCACAATACGGTATGCCATCATAGCATCCTCAAGTAGTACGAGTTGGCGCCAGATACGGCGAGCTGGTTCTAAAACTGATGTACCATAAGGGGCATATTTATCATTACCCAAAATACGGAAGTGGCCAATCTGCCAGTTTTCAAAAGTTATGCCACCTGAGTTCCACTGGAACTGAATATAATTTGCATTTGTTTCGTCTTCGCCTTCTAACCTTTCCACCTCTTGAGATGGTAGGCCGATGCCACTCTTGATACCATGCTCTTCATCAATATCCAAGTACAAGAAGAAGTCTCCGTACTTACACATTGAGCGACACCAACCAAAAAGGTTGTGTTCGACATTCAATATATTGTGATATAGGGAGTCCAAGACAGCTTTTATTTCTTCGTTCGAGCACTGGATGTTCAGCATTGGCTGCAAGGATGAATGAGTTGTCATTTCATCTGCATAGATGTCAAGGGCTGAAGCTATCTCTGGTGTATATTCCATTTGGTCAAAGTCAACATAACGCTCGGTACGGTTATGTTGATTCATTATTCCCATTTGCAGATTAGCTGCGGTGTGTTGGCGCGAAGTCTTAAACGCTTGGCCGCTAGCCGATCTAAAATCGGAAGCATGCTTATCAAGTTGGTATCTTCTTAAGCGTCGTCCAGTCTGCGTTCTTCTATTAACTAAAGGACCAGAAAAAATTCTAGTCAGACTCTTAAAGAGTTCTGATCTTGGGTTTCTTGGGTTTCTGTTTTGATCTGCCATTTACTTATCCTTTAATCAACCAAACAAATTGTTCGTAATTCTGTTTTTGTTGTATTGCCTCATCACTTAGTGGTCCACGTCGATGACCGGTCATACCGGGAATCGTAGTACTTAGAGTTGTATTATTTATTTTCATAGCTCCGACCATCGCTTTTTTGTATTCCATATCTCTTTGATTGACTGTAAGTGCGGTATCTCTTACCCAACACCCTATTGCCAGAGCCATAACTAAGTCATCGTGATAACTTCTCATAGCCTCTGCTTTGTTATTATTCCATATAAAAGTCTTGAACTCATCGACTAGACGGGATGAGTACACAGTAATTAGTTTATTTCTAATGAATTCTTCCATTTTTGCAATGATTAGTGGGCGAGTCTTGGAAGAAGTTGTAAAGCCGGGAACAGAGTTCGACATGGACTCGGCTGTTAACTGGTCTATATACTCGTGCGTACCCTTTATAGAGAAGTAAAGGTTAGGGTACTGCCTGTCTTGCAGCTTCTCTAGGACTGATATTCCTAGACTATTATTTTCAACCACCAGCAGACAATTGCCAAATTCTCTACCTGTAGAATCAAGTATGGAAGCGAACTGTTCAAGATTTGGTTTTCCACGATATTCACCTATGACCTCCATGGTCTCTAATTTAACTATGTGGAAAACAGAAAAATCTTGTCCATCTCCACGAGCAACATCAGCAGACATCATATAAGTTGCCTCTGGATCGTATTGTTGCCACAACCAGAGGTTGCGATCAAAGCCAGTTCTATACGTTGGTTGCGCGACACCAAACACCATTTTTTCTAAATCTTCCGGATGTATGACAGTCTCGCCTGATGCGTTGAAGTTACACTCTAACTCCTGCGCGATCTGGCGTCGGGACATATTTCTGGTTTCTTTCTCAAACCAGTCTTGGTCTCGGTCAGGATGTACTTCCCAAGGCAAGTTGGTCGGGTGGAAATCGTTTTCTTGTGATTCGGCTTCAACATAAGTCTTATGGAACCAGTTACCAACACCGTTTGGCGTGGACAGCGCAATACAACGACCACCTGTTGACAGTGTAGGATACAAACCAGTCCACAACTCTTCCAAGCCCTCAACGTGTGCGGCCTCGTCAATAACAAGGAGGGATAAGGCTTCCGAACGACCAGCATCACCAGATGTGGAAGCTGCCTTAACTTCGGAGCCATTGGTTAGGACGAAAGAAGTACGGTTGTCAATCTTGATGTCTGCAATGCGAAGCCAAGGGGGAACATTCTGCATAATGTTCTTTACCTTCTTGACTAGGTTTGCAGCGGTTTGAAACTTGGTTGCAATAACTAAGACGTTCTTGTCTCGGTAAAATAGCAAAAGCCACACGATGTATGCGGCTGTAATGGTTGATATACCTAACTGTCGTGCTTTAAGAATAACATTAAAGCGGTAGTCGTTAAAATCTACAAGCAAATCATCCTGAAAGGGATACGTCTTAAATGGTATCAAACCTTTCAGGGGATGCGAGATTCTAGCGTAGTTATTAATAAAGTAGGAGGAGTCCTTACCACATTTAACTATTTCTTTTACAACTTCTTTTTTAGATAGCTGAGACATTAGTCCTTGCGGGTGTCGTTGGGTGCTCTTCCTTCGCCGCCTTGGGCTAAGAAGTTGCGGAAGCTATCTTCTAGTCGCTCTTCGGAACCAGTCTTAACACCTTCGGTGCTGTCGTCCATGCCGCCAATATCAAAGAATTGCTTAGCTTGGACCCAAGTTCTGACGCGAGAAGTGTTTTGAACTATAGCGTCCACTTCTCCTGTTGCTTTGAGAGACAAAGTGTCGCCGGTGACCTTCTTGTATTCTTTCTTGATGAACTTGGCGATGTCAGCGATCATTTGCTCTAGGTCGCTTTCAAAACCATTGGCGTAAACATCTTTGAGCTTAAGTTCGGAGTGGTAGTGTATACACAGCTGCATCCCATGAAAGGATACCTTAAAACCGTCCATAACTCTGGAGTCGATAATGGGGTCACCCTCTTCTCTTTTAAGCCCAACCTTAATAGGTTCGCCTTTGTCGTCTAGTGCTCCATCGTAGGTGTTGGCCATCACTTGCGAGATGCCTTTAACGATTTCCATTGTAGTTGCCATTACTTGTTCTCCTTAAGATGTTTTTCAACTTCTTGTTTGATTATTTCACTGATGTCGTCTGTTTTCTGGGCCTGTGTTCTTGCTAGGCCGGCACTTGAAATAAAAGCTTTTTCTGGTGTGCTGTGGAATACCAATGCTTTGAGGTGGGCTTCTATTCTCTCAAGGGCAGAAAGCATTTGCTCCTCTACACTTGGCCCTATCTTGTCTGCTAGTTTTTCATCAATCATTATTTGGTCTCCATCCTGACAGCCATCTTTCTTCTCTGCCGTCAACCCACTGTATGTGGCACTTATAGCAACAATCAAACTTTTTCATAAAGACATCATCTCTAATCTCAAAAGAGTAAGTGCTACAAATAGGACAGACTCTCTTAGTATGTTCTCTATTAAGTAGTTTTTTAGAGATTAAAAAGCCATCTAGTTCTACTTTCTCGTCCTTTTCTTCGGCTGCACGCTCTTTTTGAGCAATCTTTTTAATCTGGTCTTGATAAGACTTTTCTTTTTCATCGTTCCAATACTTCCTTGGGTTCTCTATGGCCTCGTGGCCGTATTTCTTTGCTATTGCTTGTTCGAATTTAGCAATGGTGTTTAAATCTAACTTCTTGCCCATTACTTGCTCGCAAAATGATAAGTGCCGAAGCCAACCCCAAAGCCAACGGCCACACTGGTCGCTACGACAAATGGTACATTTAGTTTTTTATTCTTTTTAATAATGTCTCGCAAAGTTTCTAGTTCTTTGTCTCGTGTGTCCATCTCTACTTGATAGCGGACTTGTGTTTCATCGAGAGTAATCTGCATGTTTTTGATAACCAGCTCTGAGTCTAACACTAGAGTTTTCTTCTCAAACTCGCACTGAGCCTTCGCTTCTTGGGTAATGAACTCTTTCCATGTTAGTAGTCTGGCTGTTGCTTCCGTATCAAAGCAAGTAGCTTCGAATCGCACTGTGCCGCCTTGGGGTACAAGTGTGAACCTGCCCTCACTGCTGTGGGCCAACTCTGGTGTGGCTAGAGAGAGAACAAACAATATTGTTGCTTTAATCAGTGTATTCAAAACCAAACTTTTCCTCAATCTCCAGAATCAACTGATCTGGGTTTTCTTGTCGTAAGGCAACGAAGTCTTGTACCCTTTCAACTCTAGCTTCTGCAACTGCTTGCTGATAAACAATGTACTCTATCTCAAGCTCTTCCAGCTTTGCTTTATATTCTTCCAGAGCTTCTGCCTTGCGCTCTGTTTCACGTTGGTGACTTTCTTTTAATTCTTTTAGTCTTGTCTCGTAGCTTTCCACTGACGCATCATATGCGTTCACCAAGCCTTTGTGGTCTTGCCACCAGAAGAAGGAGACCACAAATAGCAATGAAGCTATCGCGATCTCCTTCCAGTAGGTGCTTATGAAATTCATAAGACTCTGCATTATGCAGCCTTGAGTTTGACGACAGCATCGATGACAGCTTGGCCACCGAGATAAAGAGCAGAAATGGTTACCCAATCTCCGCTAGTTAAAAATCCGCTGGCTGCGAGACCAGTTGCTGTTGCCCAGACAAGTAGTTTACGCGATATTGCTTTTTCCAAAGATCTATCGAGTGCTCCCTTAATCATGTTCATGTTTCCTCCATTTGGGTAGGGGTTTCACCAACATCGCCTTCAGGCGTAGAATCGCTTCTGTTATTGAAAGACTGAATTGCGGCAAAGATAGCTGCTGATTCTTCCAAAGAATAGGTTCCACGCTTTTGGGCGATATTGATAGCGTTTACAAGCACTTGTAATGCTTGGTTTACTTCTTCAACTGTCATTATTTACTCCAGTATAATAAATAGTTTATTGATTAATATAAGCATAACCTTCTTTTTTAGAAATGTCAAGTGTTAAATCAACAACGTCTTTCAAAGAATCCAAATGGGATATCAATAGGGTTGTTTTGAAATGTACTTTAATCATGTCTAAAAGTTGGGTAAATGCTTGCAAGTGTTCCTCGTCCAATGCTGTTCCCGGTTCGTCAAGCACCATAATGTCGCTTGTAGGCAGGTTTGACACTGCAAGGAAAGCAAGACGGATAGCCATTGCGGCCATTGTCTTCTCTGCTCCCGAAGCCATTGAGAGCGGACGAGGGTCGTGTTTCGGGTGTTTGATAAAGATATCAAGTTTGTTGCCGTCCTCTTCAAAGAGAACTTCAAAATTTGTTAGGTTTGTAAGAACCTTTGCTATTTCCTGATTAATAACAGGAAGCTTCTTTTTAATGACATCATAAGCAATCCCGTTAGGATGCATAGCCCGCATATAAAGGTCATAGGCTGCGAATTGTTCTCTGAGTTCCACATAGTCGT